CACGTCCCTCTCAAGCAAACGCTCAAAATCACAATGGATTTTAACCGAATTGCACAGCTATCGATGGTAAGGATAAACCTCACATTCGAAGAGAGAGACGGTAAGGGAGATTCCCCTGAAGTGGACAATCTGCTTGGGAAGGTTTGGTCTTTGGATGCCTTTGATGGCCTAAGGACCAAACTTTCCGCTTGTCCGATTCAGAGTAGTGGATTGGTAGGGTATTGGGCTGATTATGGCGCCGGTGAGTGGACCCTGACCGAGATAGATAAGATCCTTAAATGGATCTGGGAAGAGGTCGACGATTACATTGATGTTTTATCAATCTTCTGCGACTGCCAGCTTGGAAGAGCTATCTCCGAAGAAGAACGGATTGATCTGCGACAGAGAGTTTTCATCCTTGCATGGCAAGGAAAGCTTGTGAAAACTCTCAAGGTCGTGATCAATCAGATCTTCGGATACTACTTCCAAACGGAAGTGCCAGCAGATGACGGATTTAAGTCATGTGGAAAGTACTTCCTCTTCCCCCGATGGATGATAAATCATTATCGGTTCTTGGCGGTCAAGGCCCGTTCTAAGGTTGCCATGGCGGATGCGACGAGCGTGTATTCTCTTTTTCAAGGATTGAAGAAAGGGCTCCTTCCTATACGTGCTGATGCAATTGACAATTCTCTTTTGGAACACAAGAAAGCTTTAACAAAGCAAGTTGATGTTCCTGAGGAGATTATGGCTTTTGCTGAAGACACATTAAGGAAAGAGTTCAAGACCCTTCCTAAAAAGTTGGAGAAAGCATGGCGGTCGCGAGAGGACTCCCATCTTAGCTATAAGTCGACAATTGAGTCGAGTTTGGCAGATGGGGGTCAGGTGGGATTGGCAGCCAGTTTTGAAACTGACTACCTAAGGCAGTTGGAGCGGGGTGACTGGGCTAGTGCTGCGTGTCTGACCCCTGAATTCATGGGTTTTGCGGAGGTGGTGACCAGAATAGATGGAAAGATAGTACCTAAGTGGGTACGGCCTGTTCCTATTTATTCTGTTCACCCTTGGGATGAGGATCTCAGAGAGACCCTCAACACCTACCGCCAAGAATTCAGGGAACGGAATAATCACGTTCAGCCAGCCGTCGTACTGGAGCCTATGAAAGGTCGAATTATCACTAAGCCTTCAGCAGGAGCTTACATAAATTGGAACACTTTACAAGTGTGCCTTTGGAAGCAGCTGCGGAAGCGTCGTGAATTCAATCTCATAGGACGTCCAGTCTCCGAGGAGGATATTTGGTATGTGGGTGGTTCGTATTCGCTAGGGAAGGGCTTCAATTCGGGTGACTTCTCCGGGGCAACAGACAATTTGGCGTCCGAGTTATCTCAAATGATAATCGGATACCTCTTTGGTATGCTGCCTCTGGAGGAACAGTTCCGGATTCGTGACTCTTTCTGTACAGCTACGATTGACTATACACAAAAGCCAGTGTCTTTCGACTCTGACTCCCTGGGTGGAAACTACAAACACTGGAAGTCGACCGATCTCGGTAAAGTCCAACAGACCAATGGTCAGTTGATGGGACACGTCTTGAGTTTTCCTGTTCTCTGTCTAGCTAATTACTTGGTGTTTAGGTACACCTATCATCGGCTACAGCGGAGAGCACCCAATGTTTTGGTAAATGGGGACGACATCCTTTTCTGCTGCTCACCTGATGAGTATCAAGCTTGGTGTGACGATGTTCGAAAGGTTGGTTTCTTTCCTTCTTTAGGAAAGAACCTATTCCAATCGGACATAGCCCAAATCAATTCAGTTCTGTTTAGAATTGGATTCCACCAGGTTGATCTCTTCACAAGAGTGGTGAGGAAGGTAGATGTCGTGCCCTATTTAAACATGGGCATCATCATGGCGAGAGGTAAAGGCAAGCAGGTCGAGCGGAC